AATTGGCAATTCAAAACCTAAAAAATACATTGCTCACTTCTCCAGGAGAGAGAATGATGGATCCTGAATTTGGCGCAGGGATCCGCAAGTATTTATTTGAGCCAAATCGGGCTGCAACATATTTAAACATTGAAGCGAGGATCAGAAACCAAGTTAAAAAATATTTACCGTTCATAGGGATTCTAGGAATTAAATTTGGTCACCGCGCAGACGCGCCGGAGGGCCCAATGGGAGATGTGGTGGATAGAGACTTTCTGGGAATCAAAATATCATTCACAATAATTCCTCTCGGGGGAGCGGAAATTTTGAGTTTGCCATAAGTAATTTATTTAGTTTAAGGGAAAAAATATGGGATCTAAAAAAAAACGAGATACAAGATTAGTACCTATTGATTATACTAGCAGAGAATTTGGCACAATAAAAAATGATCTGGTTAATTACGCAAAAAGATATTATCCCGATACTTTTCAAGATTTTAATGAGGCCGGCTTCGGGTCACTATTTTTAGATACAATGGCATATATTGGAGATATATTGTCATTTTATTTGGATTTCCAAGCCAATGAATCATTTTTAGATACAGCCTTAGAGTATGATAACATTATTAAACTTGGCCGGCAGATGGGATATAAATTTAGAGGAAACCCTAGTTCCTCTGGTTTTGCAACATTTTACGTTTTAGTTCCTGCCGCCACCAGCGGCCTAGGCCCAGATAGAAGATATCTTCCAATATTAAAGCGAGGCAGCGAATTTAAAAGTCAAGGTGGTGTAGGCTTTTTATTAAACCAGAGTGTTAATTTTAAGCATTCAGACAATGAGATAATTGTTGCCGAAGTAAATGACACTACTGGAATTCCAGTTACATATGCTATAAAAGCTATTGGAGAGGTTATTTCTGGCGAATTAGCAGAAGATATTATAAGTGTTTCTGATTTTAAAAAGTTTTTAAGAATTTCATTGTCGTCAGAACATGCTGTAGAAGTTTTATCAGTAAAAGATTCGGAAGGACATGAATATTATGAAGTAGATAATTTATCACAAAATGTAATTTATAGGTCGATAATTAATAAAAATTCGGCTACGGATAACGTAACAGCTTTATTGAGGCCGTTTGTTGTACCTCGTAGGTTTGTTGTAGAACAAGATAAAAGAAAAAGAACTTTTCTGCAATTTGGTTATGGTTCTGAGACACAGTTAACAACGGAGGCGGTAGCAGATCCTAGGACTATAGTATTAAAAGAGAATGGTAAAGATTATACGACGGATCCTTCTTTTGATCCAACAAGATTAATAGAAAGTGATAAGTTTGGAATTGCACCTGCTAACACAAGATTAACTATAGTATATCGCACGAATACAAAACGAAATGTAAATGTGGCTTCTGCCAACTTAACAAGGGTTACGAACCCTCTTTTTAAGTTTGATCAGTTATCATCGCTAAATACTGATAATGTTCGTTTTGTTGTCAATTCTATTGAAGTAAATAATGAGGACCCTATTATTGGGGATGTTTCTTATCCCACAACGGAAGAACTAAAGAGAAGGGTTTATGATCATTATGCTGCTCAAAACCGCGCTGTCACCAAGCAGGATTATGTTTCTACAGTTTATTCTATGCCTCCACAATATGGCGCAATTAAACGAGCCACCATCGTAAGAGATGATGATTCTTTTAAACGAAATTTGAATTTGTATTTAATTTCGGAGAACTCAGACGGAACTTTAACTGTACCGACAGCCACCCTCAAAAAGAATGTTAAAATATGGTTAAATAAGAATCGTATGATTAATGATACTGTCGATATTTTAAATGGTAGAATATTAAATATATCAATAGATTTTGTGATTGTAGCAGATTTGGAATTTAATAAATTTAATACTTTATCAAAGGCAATAACAACTTTGCGTCACAAAATAAAAACCCCGGATATTGGGGAAGCGTTTTATATATCGGATATATATAAGATGCTAAATAATGTTGAAGGTGTTCTGGACGTACACAGCGTTAGAGTCAAGCAGAAAACAGGAGCCGCTTATGCTGATTTAGGTTTTGATGTTATAGATCATATGTCTCCTGACGGAAGATATTTTATGGTGCCCAAAGATGTTATTGTTGAATTAAAATATCCTTCGCAGGATATTAAAGGAGTAATTAAGTAATGCCCATCGCGAAATATACGGCAAGTGCTGATACTACCATAACAAATGCTTATAAACTTCCGGCCCTTGAAACGAGAGCAACTGGGTCTAATATGGGTGCTTCTGATGCGATGCAGATATTTTCTCTTTATGGACAGGTAAGTGCTTCGGCTGGAATTTTTACTTCTGTTGGAAAATCTAGATTGTTGGTTGATTTTTCTTCCTCTGTGGGGCAAATTATATCCGACAGGACGGCGGCCACTATTCCTGCTAGTGGGAGTGTATCTTTTTATCTGAGAATATTTAATGCACGAACTCCTTTTACACTCCCTAAAAAGTTTACTTTAGTTGTCCATCCAGTTTCGCGCTCGTGGCAAGAAGGCGCCGGGTTGGACATGGAGACGTATATAGACACGGGTTATGCTAATTGGGATGTAGCCTCTAGCAATAGTTCGGGAATAACTAGTTGGACGACTCCTGGTGGTGATTATCATACCGGCGCTTATGTGGCTGGGAGTACATTACCATCTTATTCACAATATTTTGAAAACGGTACTGAGGATTTGAATATAAATATCACCCCTTTGGTTGAAGAATGGATAGCCAACACTGGAGGTACAGCAACTGCAAATTATGGTGTAGGTGTAATGTTGACATCAAGCCAAGAAGATGGTAGTGAAAAGAAGTCTTACTATATCAAGAAATTTTTTGCTAGGGGGACTGAATACTTTTTTAAGAAACCAATCATCGAAGTTCAGTGGGATAATTCTAAAAAAGATGACAGGGGGGATTTTTATTTAAGTAGCTCGTTAGCCCCGGCCGCTGATAATTTGAATACTTTATATTTGTATAATTACATTAGGGGAAAATTACGAGACATACCGGCAGTTGGGACAAGCAATATTTTAGTTAGTCTATATTCTGGTTCTACTGCTCCCACAAGCGGTAAACTAGCTTTACCAGTGGGAGGGGGCGTTGCAACCGATGCGGACCTTAATATCACTGGAACGTGGGTAAGTACTGGTATATATTCAGCTTCTTTTGCTACAACCTCTTCAGTGTCGCAGGTACCTACTTATTTTAACCGATTTGCACGAAGTTCTGATACTGTTGTACAGTATCTTTACGATGTGTGGCACAGCGCCTCTGTAGAGTATTTTACAGGTTCGGGGATTTCTCCCAAAACTATTACAGCTTCCCCCTATGTTCCGGCTGATGAGTGGGTACTTACTATAACCAATTTGAAATCCTCTTATAAAACAATAGAAAAGCCGCGTTTTAGGATATTTAGCCGTCCACAAAATTGGAGCCCTAATATTTATACGGTGGCTACAACTGCAATAAAGCCGACAATTATTAGAGATGCATATTATAAAATTGTTAGAGTTTATGATAATCTAGCTGCGGTGCCATATGGAACGGGCAGTATTAAGTATACTCAATTATCGTATGACTCGGAGGGAAGCTACTTTGATTTCAACATGGATTTATTAGAATCTGGATATGCCTATGGAATTAAGATAATGTCGATTGAGGACGGAATAGAAACCGTACATCCAGAGACTTTTAAATTTAGGGTGGAATAATTATGTCGGATATTAAAGATCTTTTTGGAAATCAGGAACAGTCCTATAAGATCTTGTCAGCAAGAGACATCGCTGCGCTAACTTCAAGTCATGATGCTGAATCTTATGGTTATATTGAAGCTTCTCAAAAAGAAGAAGATCGATTCTTTCCGACAGTTGATTATACAAAGCCTAAAAACTTTGTAAGATACGGATCGGCTCAAAAATATTATGAAGATTCTATTAAAAGAATCTATCGTATGTACCCATATGATGGTTCATACAAAGAAAAGATTGCGTGGCACAACTCTTCTTCTTACTTAGACAATTATCTTTTTGATAATGAGTATCCTCGAACAAACGGATATTTGGATTTCATAC